TATTTGGGGTTACACCAACCGTACCCGCACTAGTAGCCGAACCAGCCGCAGGTACGTTGTTGACATGAATGTTAGTGGTTCCACGGTCACCAGTCCAATCTATGTGTTCATTAGCCACATAATCAGAGAAACCATCGTGGTTTGCACCACCTGCGAGAACTACTGCTGTACCTTCTACTGTTATTTGCCCAGCACTTGCTCTCGCAATTGTGGTGTCAGAAGCATGACCAAGTTCTATGTCCTCGGTTACTACTAATCCTTTCTTTACTACAAAGTCTCTTTCTGTTCCCATTTATTCATCACCATAATTTCACTATCCATTACTTGATTACTAGCGTGTTTACTATATCATAGGTGTAGTCAACAGAATCACCACTAGCATTCGTAAACTTGAGTTCTATGTTAGTACCAGTCTTGATTGCATCCCAAGATACTAAAGAAGCGTTACCTGATTTAGTAGACACTACCGCATATTGTGTAAGATAAATGTCGGTGCTTGCAGAAGGCGCAGATGCCCCCTTGTAATTTACAAGTATCTCCCCACTCTCGAAGTCTGTACCATCTGTTATTTGATACACAAACTTAGCAGTTCTATATGTTCCGTATGCGTATGCAACAGCAACATGAGCAGCGTTATTGGCTACTGTCTGTGAATCTGCACTACTTGTGTCTATAATTGCAACAGCGTCTACGCTTATGCTCGAACCTTTTACTAGACCAGTTGTTACTATATTACCATCGGAAGTAAGATTACCAATTGTTGCTAAATGTCTACTAGCATTAACAACTAGCGCTTTGCTTGCTGTGACAGCACCTGCTGTTACGCCGTCTAAGACACCAATCTCAGCAGTTGTTATTACAGTGCTGTCGAGAGTAAGAGATGTATCTCCAGTGATTGTACCACCGACGTCTAGACTATCTCCGACAATTGCGCCACCAGTCAGAGTACCCGATGTGGTAATTGTTGATGCACCATTGTCTATTGTACCGAAGCCGCTTGTAATGCTACCTGTACTGAGTGCACTAACGGTTACTAAACCTGCTGCGCTTGTTACGTTAGAGTGAATTGTAGTAGCGGCATATACAGCGACATCATTTATCTTGTATGATTTCCCACTAGCCAAGTTTAGGTTGACGTTGGATTCCCAAGCATCGGGTGTGGCTTGATAAGTGAGAGTTGGGTTCGTAGCACCCGTACATTCGATTTCAATACCTGAACCATTTGCATTAGCGAGGCTGTCATTACCCTTCGATACAGTAATCATATCGTCGTCTACATTTAGTGTTGTACTGTTTATTGTCGTAGTAGTACCGTTTACAGTCAAGTCTCCCACTATTGTGGTAACTGAACTCGTACCTGAACCAATTGTGACATTTATCACGTCTTGAGTCGCATGTTCCTGTCCTTCAAGAACTAAACCTGCTGTAAGATTAGTAGCCGTACCAGTGCTTTCAGCAACAAAGAATGACATCTTACCTGTTTCGTTTTCGTTGTCTGCTTCTGCTACCTCAACAAGAATCTGCCCGAAGGAAGTCTGAGCCTGTGCCGCATCATCCCCCACGAAGGTAATCTTACCGACATCATCACCATCAGCACCAGCAGCGCCCTTGTCCTTGACGAATTTCAATTCCGATGAGGCTGTATTGTTAACAGTGTTTTTAATTTGCACTACTGCTGCATCTAATGAAACAAGAGGGGTTGTAGCCACTATTTTAGTACTAGCATTCAAATTAACATCCGGCGCGGTTATATTAGCGATAGCGTCTGCAACGAAATCTAGTGCACCATCTGCTCTAGACTGAATCCTCGTATCTGCATCTCTAAATTGCAAGTCAATGTTACCCGCAATTGAAGTATGAGATAATAGTATACCAGTATTATGAACATGGGTCATTTTAATTTCTTGATTTGTACCAAGATAGGCTATTGTGCCATCGTGATGGAGATAGAGGTCACCACCAACTGCAACATCACTAACGAAGTTTGCTTTACCGCCTTCACTTCCATCAAGCGTAAGCGCTGTTACTGAACTACCATTATCGTCGACCTTGAATATGATATCCGCATCATCTGCTTGAGCGTCGAGCGTGATGTTACCAACAGTTGTTTCTATGTCGACTGCCGCATTCCCAATTTCTATATCATTTGCTGCAATTGCGGATGCAGTACCACCACCGGATGCTGTTAGTGTAATAGCGGGTGCACCGCTTGCAGATGAAGATGATGCTAATGATATTCCCGTTCCACCGATTAACTCGAATGCCTGAGGTCCACCTGCTTGTATTACAGACTCATTCCATGTAGTAACTGTATCTCCATTAGCAAGAGCGCCTGTTAGTGCTTTACTTATGTAAATAGTATTACTGTCTATGTCAGTTACTCTAGTGCCTTTCTGTATACCATTACCTGATATATAATTTCCCACCGCAAATGATGCGGGTGTAGCGGTAGTAAAGTAGGAAAAGTTTGCGGTGGATTGTGCGTTTGTAGTCTCGCTACCTTTTGCAATCAATATACCCTTGAACTGAGGGGTTGTAGATGCTGCGTGTATTAATGCTGGTGCGGCCATCTATTAACCACCTCCCCCTGATAATGATAACCCATTACAATTAACTGAATAAGTTGTTTCGGCATTTGAACCATGGGTTATTTTACTTGTATATTTGAAAACTAAACTCATTGTATCGTTATTCGTACCTAACCCTCCATCTGCTAAAACCCAGTGGAAGTGTCCGATGTTTACATCACCTGATTCAAATTGAACTATTGTATCTATACCACCTGCTTTATTAAACACACCATATACTTTATTCACTACTCTATATTCAAGGTCGCCAGCATCAGTCCCGGCGGTGCTGCCCTTTTTAATACTCAAGGCGCAGAATGCTTCTACTGCTTGGTAAGTATCAAAACTAGCATTGTTTACATTTAGATTTAAAATAGTTACATTTCCTATGTCTGTTCCATTTGTACCGTAATTTCCTCCGGGCACTTTACTTTTACCACTAACTTCTGATACAGCAAGTGTTTCGCTTGTGTAAAAGTTACTTCCGTCAATATCTATAATAGGATGAGAACCAGCAGACCCATAACCATCCCCATCTTCTATACCGTTACTAGCACGCATTCTTGCATGTGCAGAATGTATAGAAGTACTACCCTCAAGATGACCAGTAACATCTACACCAGTAGATTTAGTTTCTAATCTTGTAGCACTAGAATATTTTAGTCTAACATTTCCATCTGCTTGTAGATTTATGTGACCTGCTGTACTTACACCATCATCAATAGTAGCGATGGTAAACTCCGCATTTGCTGCTGCTGTAAGCGTAACCGTATCACTGGTAGATGGTGTGAATGTTATTACGTCGTCAGTGATGACTGTGCTACCGACAGTGAAGTCAGTCACAGCATCGACTGTAACTGCAACAACCTCAGAGAACGTACCTGCTGCTGCGCCGTTAGCACCAATAGTCGTATCATCTATCGCACCACTATTGATGTCAACATTTGTCATGGCTTGAGTGTTGAAATCTATTGCACCAGTTGCTTGGAATGCCCCTATGTTAGTGGCAGTGAGTGTATCGGCTACTGTTACGTTACCATCTGCAATTTCTAGAGCAGTAGTCGAGTCAGTGCCAGTTATCACTAACCTATTAGCACTGGTGTCCCACTGCATCTTATCACCAGCGGCATCACCGTAGAAGATGACATCAACACCAGCATCGTCAACACCAAACGAAGTTACTCCAGCAATTGCAAGTGACTTATCGTCAGCGATGGTGAGAGCAGTTGCCAAAGGGTTGAGGGTTGAACCAGTGCTTCCGCCATCTGCGACTTTGAAAAGAATACTACCACCAGCAGCAGTACCTTTACCCTTACCACTAGCCAGTATGAGATTGCCACCTACTCCAGTGTTAGCAGTGCCCCCTGTTGGTGGAGAACCTGATTGTAACGTTAAAGTACGACCAGCACTATTTGCTGCTGAGTTTACTTGAGTAATAGTTGTGTCAGCGGTAGAGCCACCAGTGCTAATAGCACCAGTTAGAGTGCTTGTACTTGAAACAGAAAGTGTAGTACTACTTATTGCAGCAGGGGTAGTACCCCCAATAACTGTACCGTCAACTGCACCATCATTAATGTCTACCTTAGAAATAACAACCGTACCTGTTCCGTCAGGCGTGATGTTGATATTTTCATCACCTGCTACGGTAGAAATCGTCTGACCATCAATCTTGATGTTATCTATGTCAATATGTCCTGAATTAACAAGGAGATTTCCGTTACTTAGAGTAACGTTACCTCCATCTACAACTAAACCTGTCTTGACGTGAAAATCTCTTGCTGTACCCATATTTTTTCAACTCAATTATATTGTCAACGCTTGCCACGATACGCGCACCGTAACATCTTTGTTGGTTTCCGTAGGTGTTACCTGTAATTGAATGTTCTGACTACCGCTAGACCCCGTAACGCCAATTTGATACGCCCCCTGTTGCGACCCAACGCTTGTTACTACACCGTATGTGTTTAGGAACGCAGTCGTCGCATCTGTGTCACTCCTTCCATCATGTGTGACAACCATCTCTGCTGTCTCGTATACGAGGCCGCCACTTCCTGTACTTGTGTTTTCAACCGATACTAACAATTTAGCAGCCTTAAACTTCCTGTCGTGAAATAAATCAATCGTTACTGGGGTAGAGCCGTTGTTATTACTTGCAATAATATTAGCGCTACCGTAACCGAAACCTAATTCGCCTACTTGGAACGGTGCATCAGGCGTACCCTGTAAAACCCCTACTCTATTGTTAGTAGAGTCTGTCTTTAGTAGATTTGCAGATGATTTTACAACCAAATCAGTGGTATCTAAATTATCAGCATACACATTAGCCCATCTGAGAGGGTTAGACGCATCGGTTGCTCCTAGATTTAGTGCACTGTCACTACTAGGTAACCAATGTTGATTGACTTTGAATCCTTCTAATGTAGCATCTACATTGTTGCTAAAGAGAATACTTTTGTCACTATCTGATGACTTTATGACGATGCCACCACCGTCTACTGAGGCATCATCTCCTTCTGAGTCACTAGGCGAATGTGCTAATTCTATTAGTTTGTCATCGACTTGTAGTGTTGTAGAATTAATTACTGTGTTAGTACCATTTACAGTTAAATTACCTGTTACAATCAGGTTCTGTCCTACTGTAAGTGCCGCATTGCTTGGACCTATTGCAGTTATAGTAGGTTGTGAAGTATCAACGCCAATTACCGCGTTAGATGCAGTCAATCCTGTACCTGCAAACAATGTTGCCACATCGTCTATTGATTCTTTTCTTGTTGGGTCTCCGCTTTCTCCTTCATCTGAAAAAGATATGAAATCACCCGATGCTAATACAGCAGCAGTTAACCCGTTAATATCCATTGTTGACGAGCCGCCTACCATTTGTATAGCGGTTGCACCGAACTTGAGTACATCGTTACCGTCGTCATACCACAAGGTTCGTGCATCCGGTCCTGAACCAGCAGGGTTGCTTGTTACACTGGCTTTGAGTGCTATACCACTAGCATCGGTGAGAAGTCCGGCCATGGTGAGATGTACGGTGTTGAGTGTGTTGCCCCCTGTAAAAGTAAGGTCTGAATCGTTGGAGAATGAACTACCGTCGCTTATCTGTATAGCACCTGCTGAACCGCTTGCACCTACCGCTGCCGATGTTGCAAACACTTTTACCCACGCTGAACCGTTGTAAACAAATATAGCAGATGATGCCGCATTTACATTACCGTCAGTTTTAGAACCATTACTCAAACCATTAGGGTCAAACACAACTATGTTACTACTTCCTGTTGCAGCATTGTTAACTATAATCATATGACTCGGAGGAAATGTACCAGTAGGTGTTAAATTAATAGTACCGCTAGGTGTTGTATTGAATATATTTGGACCATCGAATCGAACGTTCTGTGCTGTATTTATTACACTAATTTTATTCGGACCAATTCTATGTGTCGTTCTCGAAGCACCTTGTTTACCGCTAAAGTACAACACGTGGTCTCCATCTGTACCGTCTGTACCGTAACTGTATGACATCCACATACCGCCAAAGTTGGATGATGATAGTCCCCCGACTTCATCTCCACCACCATGCATACCGTCAAGGTCTGCTGTTGAGTCAATTCTACCTGTTTGGTTACCAAGAGAACCAGTAGTCATTGGACTGAAATAAATAGGGCTAGGTTTTACGAATGTACGCACATCGTATACTTCGGTTACTTCCATATCTAAATCTCCAGCGCTCGCATTGAAAGCACATTTCACAACCGCGAGTGCTGTACTTTGTTTAGAGTTTAGACTACTTCCTGTATCACTCAAGAAACTTTCAGGCGTTACCGGAAAACCGCTAGATACAGGAGAACCCTGTTCTATGTGAATACCATATCTCGGAGATTGCGTATCATTACAAGCATAAACAACTAACAAACAAGATTTGCCGGTAGTTAATGCCGTACCTCCACCTTGAATAGTACTTTGTTGTAGTGTGATAGTTTGTGTAGCACCTGCGGCTATGTTACCAAAAGGTATGATTAAACCGTCTAATACAGCATATCCGCCTCTTAATACGATTGAATTAGTTCCATTGCCTGAAACATATCCGGGGCTATTGTCTTTTTTATTTCTATTGCTATCACCTGCTGCTGTATCTTCATACATCAAGATTCCATTACCGTGTATGCCTTCAAATAAATTAGTTAAAGATGGAGAGAGAATATAATCTCCATCTGTCAATGTGCCAGTGTGTCCTGAAATAACATTCTCTACCATAATATCACTTAACCTCTATCATTAATTGGATTACTACTTCGTTCGTAGATGTTTTCTTTATCGGATTAAAAACATGTCTAGTAATAGGGGTAAATCCACTTGTGCCCCTTAATTGCACGAATACCTCTTTGAGTGTTTCGTCGAATGTGTCTGCTGTCGTTAAACTACCCTCTACTAAAAGAGTTGAATTGTCCATTATGCGTACAGTAGGCGTTATTGTTATCGCTGGTCTACCAGCACTACCGTCACTACTAGTAGCAGGTGTACTGTCGAATCCGATAACCATTTCATTGATATTACTAGCAATAGTTTCTATCACCAAACGTTTCAAATGGTCATTCGCTGGCATTATGATTCACCTTCTATTATTGTGGTTTCTTTTTCAATGAGTCCGATGGTCTCGTTGTTCCCACCGAGTACTCCCCTATCGCTATTTCCCCCAATTAGGAAGCCCGCATGTGATAATTCAATAATTTTGATTGTTGGAGTGACAATTATTTCTATACTATCGAAGAAAGAAAAGTTTTCGTCTGTAATCTGATTTGTCTTATCCGGTCTTCTTTTAGATGATGTAGCGACACTTCCTTGGGCTATACCTTGTAAAACCCCTTCTAAACCCGTATCAGTACTAAGGAAAGTAAAATTACTCAAAGCATTAGATAGTCTATGTTGTGCATTTAACACAGTTAATCTCTTACCATCATATTCTATAATATCCCCCGGTCTGACCTCCCATAAATTAGGATGGCCTTTTGATTTCAAAGCACCAGTGGTAGATGCGTTTGCTTTCAATATCTGTCTTGCTACTGTCTTAGCGCGCGAAGTGCTAGTTATAGATTCATCAATAATCGGAGATGTACTTTCCACAATATCAGAATTATATTTACTCTGTTGCCTACTTCTATCATCCATAGTAAGAATTAACTCTTCATTCAATGCTATACGCTTACCTTGTACAGTGATACGATTTTCTATATTATCGACAGGATTAGTCTCTTTTGAGCCAAAACGGATATTTCCTTGTATTTTTCTACTTGTATCAGCATAGTTAAACGGAACGTAATTTAACACACCGTGTTTATTCATCATAGTAATTCGATTATCGTGTCTAGACACAAATCTTAACGCGCTGATTAAATTAATACCGTAGAAATCAGATGCTAAAAATATATGACTAGCCTTCCTTCTATTATTGCTACCTCTAGTAGTTGTAATGTGTGAACCTGTTGTTACCGCAGTAATTGCATCAGGCACATTTTGTGCTAATCTAACCGCTAAATCGGTAGTTCTAAATCCAATATCTATACCTTGTGCAAGATGTACTCTTTCATCTCTGAAACCTATATCTTTCAAAGTCCGACCTTTCATGTTGCGTAAATCTAATTGTAGACCATTGTTGGTAGAAGTGACCGTACTCTTCATAATTCGGTCTACTGGGTTATCTTCGCTGTACAATAAATCTGTAACCGTGTTTTTACCATTACTAGACCATACATCGCTTTTCAACGAATGCCCATCAGTTTCAGTATGCGTGATGATAATACTAGATTCAGATTCAACTAAAGAATATGTACGTTCTGTTGCTAAATCGTAATTATCAGCGTTTATCGCTTCAATAGTAACTCTAGTCTTACCTGCACTTCTTGGTTCTACTTTTGCGTAATGTACAGCGTTATCTACAAACACTGGTTGTCTAATATCGTTCATTACATTTGTCAAGGGTTCATCAAACCTACCCTTTGACGATTGAATAAGACCCATCACGCACCATCTCCGCTATGGTCTGTGACATTAAAGTCCACATCACCTTTGTGTCCTTTGTTGTGTAATGACTGGCTAAATCTAGGTTTTACAGTGTAGTCGCTTCTCTTTAGTTCATCGTCTGTATCTTCTTCTTGCCTTCTTCTTGCTGCATCCGAGCGATGATGTTGCAGTGTGTTTTCACTTATGATAATTCTAGATACGCTAGTTTTCAAACTTGTATTATCAAACCCGCTTACACCTGTACCTAGTAACTTCGGTCCATAACTGAGTGGTGTAGTGAATGTGGCAGTATGGTCGAATACAAATATAGGAAGATACGGTCCATTACTGTCGGGTAGGCCATTTCTTGATAGATTCGTATTAGGCGTTCTACCGTTTTCTACTTCGTATGTGAATATACCATACTTGCCGCCGGATGTTGCGTGCAGGTAATTTTGAGTGTATTGAGGCGATGCGCTATTCAATGAATTGTGTATGCGATATACTTCCGTGTGCTTAGCATCTAAGACTCTTACTGGTCTAATTAAGAACTTTACAATATTATCGTTCTCATTATTTCTCACACTATCTGTATTATAATTTGTAACACTCCCATCAGATGGACTTTGGTAAGGGTTACTTGTGTGATTACTACCGCTTAAAGTTGCAACACCCCAACCAGTATCGTCAAACAGTCCAGCATAACTCTTCGTCTCAATTATATATGAACCTCCGTATGGTCTGAACACGTTAGTATGTGAGTATCTATGAACGGCAGAAACCGTAGAACCGCTACCTTGTCTTGAGAAACTGATACTTGTATAATTTGCATCCGTCAAACTACCTTCAATTTGCATTGCACCTTCTAGTATAACTCTCTGACCTACATTTCTATCAGTGTGCAAACTATGTGCTTCTGTGTTGATGACTACGTGATTCTGTTCTATACCTTCTACAACTTGTGCGTCTATCCCGATTCTTGGGCTAGTGCGCGAAATGGCATCTGCGTGTACGCTTGTACCAACTATCTCTTCTATTCTATCGCTGACTGTTGCCTCTGATTTTAGTAATCCATTGTCGTCTATACCAAGTTTAGAACTGATGCCCCTCTTGACTTCATCGGCTTGCAGTACAGCGTTACGTGGGCGTAACAACCCATCTCCGAACAATGGTTCAGCAGTATTATGACTGAGAACTACCCCAGTCTTATGTACCGGAGTTGATAATTCTGTGAGTATCTCTTCGTTAAACGCAGTTGGGTATCTTACGCCTCTTCCATTACCCATATCACCTACACGCAGTGAATGCACAGGCGCAAACACATCTACCAATTCATTTGTGTTAGCATTGTTAGTATTATTTAACACACCACCGAATCGAGGTATTGTATAACCGTCAGTTATTGTTATATTTCCATTAGTCAAGTTGGCTATACCTTTCAAATTGAATAGTGGTCTACCACTGTTCCAAATACGCGCATGTGCGGTATTGCTACCGTTGTCATATGCGTCACCACAATCCCATGATGGTCTAATACCAAATCCACGCACTGGGGCACGTCTTACAGCCTCTCCACGCTCATTGCCCCACCAATCTATCAGATAGTACTGAGAGGCCACAGATAGGCTTGTTATTCCTTTACCTTCTTCATCGCCCCACCAATCTCTTTCTACCTTAGCGGGATTTCTTATTGTGCGCACTGGTGTACCGAATGGTCTTGTCATCCTTCTACCGTCACTATATCTTACTTGCCAACCCTCTTGGTCTTGATTTAACATTCCTGTGAGATTAGTTTGACGTTCCATGATACCAACATATGTGATGGGTTTAGATGCGTTGCTACTACCATCGCTCCACGCATTGTTGTATGCCTCAGTCTGTACAAGTGGACCTGCATCGTAGTTCAAAGTGTTAGTGCCATCAGCGTCTGATGCATCTGCTTCATACACTGCACGCACACTATTAATGTCGTATCTTGGTCTGTTATAGGCTTGACGTACAGCGTTACGGTAACCATACGGCCTTCTTCTATAACCGTTCATAGACCCAGTTGTTATACCCGAAGATACTGCATAACTACCATCATCGTCAGCATCTACCCATTGGAAGTTGCTATTAGAGGCGAAATTAGCACTTGTGGACGTATTATGTACATTCCAAGACGTAGAGGCCATTCCATACAAGTCTAGTTTACTTGCATGTGGACCGCCACGACTGCCACAAGGCCAATATCCACTAAGCATTAAATTAGTTCCACCAGCATCGTGTGCACTATTACCTACTGTCACTACACCTGTTTTATTTACATCGGGTCTCTTAATTAAGAAATCAAATGGGCCTGTACTCATCGCATGTGTGAAATCGTGATAATGTATAGTTTCAAAATGTTCAGGTAATGAATTATATGCTGCTTTGTTAACTGCATTACCTTTCCAACTACGAGATGTATTATCTGAGAAGTATGTATTAGGTCTACCGAGGTTAG